ACACCACGGATTTCTTCCAGCCGCTCTGTGCGGGCCTTTGGGAGCCGCCATGCGTGTGTATTCAGAAGTGGCCGACTGTCTGGAATGTCGTTTCCATCTTCGTCTTGTTCTAAAGGTGTTGTGCGGACCTCGACGGCCAGCGTGTCGGCGGCGGGTACGATTGCAGCTTTGGTTTCATTGCCGTCCTCATCATATTCAGCGGGGATGGTAGCTGCCGATACGGCGTCTGCGATGATACCGGAGACTGATCCGGCGTCAGCAACGCAAGTCACCGTGCCGTCTGCATTAATTATTAGCTCATTACTCATTTTCTAGTTCTCCATAGGCTACGACGAAGACCCAAGTATCATCGGTGTCTGTGCCCGAAAAGTTTTGTGTTTTAACACGCAGATAGCCAGGAAAATTACTGTCAACTAAATTTCTTGTGCCACTTGCGCCCATTGCGAACCAAGCATAATTAGCGTCCTTGAACGGGACGGCAAAATCCACCCGGTATCGACCCGTAGCAAGGTCGGTAATGCTTTTCACGTTGTAACTAGCCTTGAATGCAATCGTGCCTGTACCAACAAAATAAACCCAAGCCTTCGCCTTCGACAGATCAACGCCCTTCGGCAATTCACTAGCCATCCCCCGCACCATCTCGTTGACCTGCCTTTGGTCAGTGGCCGGTGCCGTGACGTATGCATTGGCGCTGTTCTGTTCAGCCCGTAAGGCTCCCCACAACTTGCCCTTTTCAGATGATCCGGAATTGACGGTGGGTTTGCTGTCTACCGCTAGACCATCAAAGATCGTGATGGCGTCTGTCTGCGTGACCAGCACCTTGCCCGTCAGTGGATCAACATCGACATCCAGTACGGCATCGGTGCTGCCGGATTGCAACAGACATTCGGCAGAGGCAACGAACATTGGTTTTTCTGCATCGTACATCTGACGGATTTGCGTGGCTGTTGGGACTGTCGTGGACAGCCGAACTAGAGCAAGAGTGCCGTTTGACGCAGGGTCGGTGCTACCATCGGCGTTGGCCCCAATGCCTAATGGCAGGTTGCCGCTATCTGAAAGTGAACCAGTATCCGTGGTGCTTGTCTTCTCCAAAACGCCATCGACATAAATGTAACGCTCTGTCGAGGACGCTTGAACAACGTCAACACGATGCCACAGATTATCAGCGATATTCGATATGCCCGCCATATTGTCCGTGGCAGTCGCACCATCTACCTGAAACTGCACAATACCACTTGATAGGTAAGTGTTAAATCGGATGCTGTTACCTGAGTTGGCAATACTAAGCAAATATGGGGTTCCACCGGAGGAACTCACTTTAACCCAAAAGGCGACTGACAACGACCCCGTACCTACAACATCCCAATTAGAGTCACTGGCTCTTACCAGAACATTCGATGCGCTAAACCCACTGTACCCCATCAACTCCGCACTGGTTTCCACCGCCGCTTCGGTGACCGTGCCGTTTTCGGTGAGGGTGTTGCTATGTGCGCTCCGATCTGTCGTTTTGCTGTTGGCAAGCCAAATTCCCACAGATGATTTAGCAAAAACGCCAGTGTTGTAGGTGCGCGTAATCATAGCGTTCGTCGGCGTAATCCCTTCCCCGCCCGCCTTTATATTTTCGTTTAGGTTCGAGATGGTCAGCCCGCTGGTCGATGCGTAGGCCAGCTTATTGCCGACAACCGATAGTCCGTCGTCTACGTTGGCGTTAAATCCTAGATTATCTGCGGAACCTGCCTGTGCTACTTCGGCAAGCTGGGGCGTATCTGCTGTGATTGTTTCGATGGTGCTGTTGAAATAAAGCACATTTCCTAAATTAACGAATAGCCTTCCATCATTAAGAACTGCGTTATGTCCTGTACCACCTCTATCAAAAACATTACCGTCGTCCTTGATGATCGAAAAGGCGGAAGAACCACCAGAATATGATACGGCAAAAGTAGGTAGCGGGCCGCCAGTGCGTGGGTCGAACGCCGGTTGCCTGTTAAGCCCCGCTCCAACAGCATTTACAGTATTTACTGGCAGCGCCGGTGATGTACTGGTAGATAAACTTTTCGGATAGCCAGTCGTTCGTTCCGCCCAGCTACCGCCATGTGGGTCAATAATGCTAATGCCGTCCTCACTGCCGCAGATTATGTAGCCCATACATGCGGCCACTGATGTTGGCGTTGCATCGCCGGATAGCGTTACTGTACCCAATGGAGTAGTCGATGGCGCACCACCAGACTGTTCAGTCAAGTCCCAAATGTTAACTTGAGTATCAGAACCAGCATCTTCGATGGTAACAAGCATCAAGCTGCTGTACAGCGATGCGACTGACCATTTGCCATTCCATGCTTGACCATCAACAGAGGGACCGAAGATGGCCTGATCGACAAAATTGGCATTCGTCTCTAATACACCTGCAACTGCCCGTTCCGCATCCGCCCCGAACCCGGTAGCAGTGCCATTGTTCGTAATAGTGGCACCGCTATTAACATCAAGAGTCGAGCCAGAGAGTACATTAAATGTATTGGCCGTCATGGTGAAGTCTTCGGCACCAGCGATATCGAACCGGATGGTGTCGTCGTCGTCACCGCCCTCTTCTACCTGTATCTGCGTATCGCCATCTTGGTCTGTAATTTTTACAGAGGATACAGCAGTGCGAACAGCAGCACCGGAACCGGCCCCATCTGCATAAATCCAGGCGGTTTCACCATTTTGAACAGTGGCGTTCGCGCCAGTCCCTTGCGAAAAGATCGCATTACGATTGGCTGATAAATTGTTATAGACCAGATACGCCTTATCCTGATCGTTTGGCGAAAGCGTGATTGTGTTATCGCTGCCAAGATCGGAACCTGAATCCCCAAGCACCAGCACACGATACATGCCATCGGTCAGTGTCCCGTCCGTGGTGGTAAGGGTCGTGGTTGATCCGGTTAATGTTAACGCACCGACGCCACTGATGGCGCGGTCAATGATATCCATGTTGGTATTGACGGTCCCGCCCCATGTACCGGACTGATCTCCGGTATCCATTTTTTCAATACCCTGGTTCGCTGTATATGTACTTGCCATTTCAAGCCCTTCTTGTGATCACGCAGCTATTTCTGTCCAGCTAGGTGTTTGCGATCCATCGACCGCCGACCAGCGAGGAGTTTGAGAGTCGTCTACCCCAGACCAATTCGGCGTCTGCCCATCATTAACCAAGAACCAATCTATAGTTCCCACCGATGCAGTGGCGGCAATTCCGGTAATCTCAACCCCTATGCCAATACCAACCGAACCGACTGATCCTGTAGCGGCAATTCCCGTAACCGGAACGCCCAACTCCACAACAACAGAACCGACGCCTCCGGTCGCAGCAATTCCAGTAACCGGGACACCTAACTCTATGACTACACTGCCGACACCACCGGTCGCCGCAATGCCGGTTACAGGGTAAGCCGTCTCTATTACGACAGAGCCAACGCCTCCAGTGGCGGCAATCCCCGTAACAGCAACGGGTCCCGGCATACCCCACGGCCCGTCGCCGTATCCTACACGCCCCCAACCGCTAATAGAGGCCATTCTAAATTACCTTATGCAATCCGTATGATTGCGTCAGTTGCGCTTGCAGTCGGGAATTGAACAGTGAAGGTACCAGCAGAAACTGTCTTGTCGCCACCAAAGTCCAGCACGATGATCGCCGGATTGGTCAAGGAGATCGAAGTCGTATTCGGCGCTGTGTTGTAGATCAATGCTCCCCGCGCCGTGAAAGATGCCGTCGCCCATGTTGCGTCGGCAAAATCAACGTAGGCCGTGGTCCCGCTTGTGGTCGGGTCCACCTTCGTCAAGGTAGCACCTCCCGCCGTGTACGCAGTGCCTGCCGTATTGGTTGTTTCGCCTGACGTACTATAGGCAGTCGTTGTCGCATCAAGAGATGCCGTGCTGAGATACAGCGCAATCTTCATGGCATCACCCGAAGACAGATCGAAATCATGCGCCCCCAATAAAAGCTCTTTCTTAAATGTCGTGGCCATCGCCTGGGTAATTGACATCTTTAATAACTCCTAAGTAGTTCTGCCAGTTCCGAATAGCCGCCTCTGACAGCCAACTGAACACAAGTTTCTCTTTCTTCTTGCATTGCCTTTAAGACATACGCATGTACTACATTTTCCAGCCGGGCGCGGAAAACTGCGGCCTGCTCTTTTATCTCTGGGGCAGCACTCTCGCTGACCTGAACAATCTTGTTGCAACAAAGCATGGTGATCTGTTCCGCAGACAGGCCCCCATTAACGCTGGTAACAACAGTTGGCGAGCCA